TACGGTAAAGTATTTAAGATGTACCTTGATAAACCAAGAGATGTGGTTAGAGCTATAGACGCCAATAAAGATGGATTTAGAAAAACTGTCGTAGATTTGCAAAAGCAGGGGTTTAGTTATGAACTACTTGTGAATAGAAAAAGATTGAATAAAGATTCCTTTTTAAATCAAAAAACACCCAAAGAGATAGATTTTGTTCCTTTTATTGTTGGTTCTGGAACTGAGTTGCTAATAGGATTGGCTTTAGGTTTGGGTTCTGCCCTTATTCAATACGCGCTTATGGACCCCGGCACTATTGATGGCGGCGAGTCCACGGTAGGGTCAGATCAGGGGTCTCTGACATTTAGCGGTAGTCAAATTAACCTTACAGCTCAAGGATCTCCCCTGCCAATTGGTTATGGTCGTTTAAAAGTAGGTTCTAGCGTTATCCAATCTTCAATTAAATCTGTACCTCAGACATTAAACCCTGTTGACGCTATGACAGCAGATCAATCAAGCTTTAATGTAGAAATCTCAGATGGATCTAAGTAATAAAATGAATCACCTATCTAGAAAAAACAAACTACATGGCGCTGGCAGTAAGCAGCCTGATGTTAAACCTGCGGTTTTGAATCCTCCTAAAATAGGAGATTTTCAGTTTGGCTCTTCTTTTAGCTTTCTTGAGACTTTAGATCTTATCTCTGATGGGCCTATTGAAGGGTTGGTAGACACTCAAGGGAGTCTTTTACCTAAAAATTACATATCTAGGGGCGTTTATTTGGATAATACCGCTGTTTCTATAGGGTTAGATAGTGAAGTTGATATTGATTATCAAGAATCTGTAACAGAATTAAAGAAGGTCTCTTTGACGATAAATAGCTTTAATAATTTAGATGATGAAGGAGCTAGCATATCTCAATCCGTTAAAAGGCTAAATGTAAGAAACCCTCAATTTGCATTAAGTTGGTCGAACTTGGTAGGTGGGATAGAAGCTTTTCTCTCTCCCGGACTCGTTCTGCACAATGTAAAGTTCTTGGAGTATTCAGATAACACAGATTCAGATTTTAATGACGTTCGTTGGTATGCTTTCCATGCGTTGTTCCCTAACAAAGATACTTTAGGGGCATCAGATTTTGCTGTAGCTTTTGAACATAATACAGCTGGAAAGTTCTTAGAATCGAATGGCAAGTTTCCTGTAGCTGCCCCCGGTTCAGTTTTGAGTAGCGCTAACTATTTTTTTAAACAGAAGACAGGTTCAGAGTTTGAAGTCTTTGAGAAAATTAAAGAGGCGTGGAATCTTTATGGACCTAACCGCGATGGAGTTGTTCAAAATGAGTTCATGTTGAATTTGATCCGTCGTAAAATGAATTCTGTTTTTGGTACTGAGTGGCAAAAGAAGACGGCTAAACAACTACAAGAAGAGTGTTTCGATGGGCGGGGATATTGTTTGATGTATTACCCTGATAGGGATTTACTTTCAGGTGAAACTTCTGTTAAATTTACAGAGCCTAAATCAGTCAGTTTTGATTTCACTAAAGTTGTAAATGGTGATCAGATTAAAGTTAATCTTACTCAAGGTTCGGAAGTTAAAAATTTGCTAATGCCAATATGCGATTCTAGCGGTAATGTGCAAGCCGGTTCAGATCTTTTGGGGGGTATATTTATTTTTATTGAAGCTCCAGAATCTTTTTCTGATGTCGTAGGAGAAATCATGGGTAACGCTACATTTTACTTCCGAATCCATGAGATTATAAAAGAATTAAAAACCATCACAAACTTATCTCTTTCCCAAAGTGATGTTCCAGATTTATCTAAATATAATTATAACAACGTTCTTATAGAAAGCCGAAACGGGAAAGAATTTCAAAACCCGTTTCAGTTTTTTAATAAAGTCCATATAGACAAATCTGTAGAGAAAAATGTATATGGCCCATTTAAATCCTCAGGTCAAGTTCAAAGATTGGCAAGGTTAACCGTGGGGGGTACGAAACAAGATAAAGATAATTTCAAAATGGAGGGTAGTCGTTACGATGGCCCTTGGCAGCAAGCCTCCGCGCCTAGCGAAGATGAACGTGTTATATCTCTAAATGCTAAAGGATTACCTATCGATGAAGGGAGTAACGATACGGTTCGTGTTGGGACAAATGATCAGTTTAATAAAGATTTCTCATCTTGGAACTCTAAAAACGAGCAGTTTGTTACAGAAGAAAGGGCTTCCCCTGTCACTTATATAATTCAAAACCCTAATGTTTCAGAAATATTTGTCACTCTAAAAATCGATTCTTTGTTTGATACTGTAGAGAAACAGTATGGGAAGGACGATGAAGATTTTAAGTTGGGGGACAAATTACCCGCTATACTCAATGTAGAAATCGAAGTGGGTAAGGTTTTGGGGGATGGATCTCTTAGACCTAGTAATACTAAGACTTACAGGATAGCAGCTCTTATTGAGGGTTCTACACTGCTAGATATAGGTAACCCAGATTCTTTAGCTGCTCCAGAACAATATAAGCATGTTAGAGATTTAGATGATGGCGCAAGTATAGCGGACCTTTCTGAACCTTTTACACTCCCTAGTGTTTACAGCGCTTCTGCTAATAATGTAAATTCCTCTGTTGAAAAAAGGTATGTGAAAGTTTCTAAACTCTCTACTGAGACTTTTTCAGTTCTTATTTCTAAAGAATTAACTTTTTATAAAGTCACAGAAATTATACCTGTAAATCTAACTTACCCTTTTTCAGCTATTATAGGGACAAAAGTAGATTCTAAGAGCTTCTCTTCTGTCCCTAATAGAACTTTTGATGCCAGATTAAAATTAGTAAAAATACCTAAAAATTATTACCCCACAGAAACTACTGGTCTCAAAAAAGATAAGAGGTATTATAATAGAGTTGATGAATTCACAAGTTCCGATGATAATTATAAAAGAATTTATCAAGGGGATTGGGATGGGTCATTTAAAATGGGTTGGACAGACAACCCCGCTTGGATCTTGTATGATCTATTAACAAACTCTAGATATGGATTAGGTCAATACGTAGAAGTTTCAGACATTAATAAGTGGGAGCTTTATAAAGTAGGAAGATTTTGTGATGCTGTTGATTCGAATGGTATTTTTGAAGGCGTTCCAGATGGAAGAGGCGGGTTAGAACCTCGATACTCCTGCAACATAGTATTTAAAAGTGATGAAAAAATATTTGATTCCATACAGTTAATATCTAAATTATTTAGGGGCCAAACATTTTTTAGGTCTTCTGAAGTTTCATTCTCAGATGAAAGGGTTAAATCTCCAATCGCAACTTTTAATAATAATAATGTAAAAGACGGAGTCTTTAACTACTCTACTCTTAGGAGGGATCAGCAATTTAACACTGTTGAAGTTTCTTATCTAGATAGGTTTGAAAATTTTACTCCTAAAGTAGAAACTGTGGAGGACGAAGAGGATATACGCAGCCGGGGTGTATTTAAGAATAGGATTAACGGCTTAGGTGTCACTTCTAGAGCTATGGCTAGGAGAATAGCTCAACACCTTATATACAGGACAATTAAAGAAAATCAAAGAGTAGTATTTAGTTCTGGATTAGAAGCTCTGCTATGTCAACCCGGCGATTTAATTATTATTGATGATGACTTAAAGAATGAGAAGTCTAACTTCGGCAAGGTATTACATATTGATGTTGATAATGAGTTTTTAAGACTTAGTGGCCCTTACAGCTCTTCTTCAATGACTGGGATCTTAACTGTCTATAACCCTACGGGGGAAGATTCAATTGAAGATTTAAATGATAAAGCGGGGACAAAACGATCTAGAGCTGAGAGTTTCTCTGTGACGACAAGCTTTGAGACCGATTTTAATATTTACACGGGAGCCTATGAATTTTCAGGTTATACTAACGGTTATGCAGGGGCCGAAGAGACCGAATTATATTCCGAGTATGGTTTGTATACTGGCGCTGGAGATAATATTTTATATTTTAATACTTCCTATACAGGATGGGTGTTTGCCACAGGTTTGAACGAGAGCAATGATCATTACATATCTCAAGATACTGGGGTTCAAACTCTAGCAGAATTAAATACTGGGAAATTAGTTAACTATAAGATTTCCTCTTCTAATAAAAGGGACACTACAGAATTCAATATCGCTGATTATTTTAGTGGGGATCTGAACACTTTAAATGTTAGGGGGATATTAGAATCGGATATTTCATTAAATGCTCAACCTCATATTGTGACATTAAATGTTACTGGCAATGCTCTTGCGACAGGTGACGGTTCATATGTAAGTGGTGTTGATTCACCTCAATATTTACCTTTTGTTAAATTGGGTAGCCCATACAGATTTGACTTGAAAGATGCTGATGACGTTCTCTATAAAGTGGAATCAATAAAAGAAAATTCTCCTAATGAATATTTAGTTACAGCATCTAAATTTGAAACAGGCAAATTCTCCCTCATAGAGAATAATATTTCTTTAGATAGAAAAGAAAATACTTTTGATTATAATGTGGCGACACAAATAGGTGATATAACTTATAAAACTTTAAGTAGTCCAGAAAATTTATCGGTAGCTACTGGGGCAGGAACAGAAGCTAATACTATTTATATCAGTGGTTCTTGGGATAATGTAACTAATAATGATGGCTATGAAGTTATTTTATATTACCCAAATACTAGTACTCAAATATCAGGGGTGAGTCAAAATACTAATTTTGTAGTGTTTGATAATTTATCTACTGTGGGAAACTACTCTTTAAGTGTAAAAGCTCAGGGAGACACTTCGACTAATAATAAATATTTAGACTCAGACTTTTCGACGGTAAAAACATTTATACTTTATGATAAGCCTGACGACTTTAATAAATCTTTTACAAAAATTATAACATTCAGATAATATGGCATATAATTACAGCGGTATAGACAACCTGTATAACACGGGTTTGTTCCAGTTTGAACCTGCTTTTTCTGTAGACGAAACAGATTTAAACGCTGTAGCTTCAGGAAGTGGTGTTCACTTTAATAAGACTGTAGAGATTGATCTGGGGATCACAGATAGATCTAGTGGCGCGGTTTCAAGCCAGCCAGATTTTTTAGCTAATAGTTATGTTGAAAAGGTTGATATAGACATTTTAGATATTACGGGTGGCGTGATGTATTCTGACTTTTTGTTAGATTATAAGAATAGCTTTTTTTCATTCACGGAATATGACAACTTTAATGTTTTTGGGGATTATGCTAAACATTTTGGGGTTAGAATTAAACTAGAAGATAGGAATTCAGCCGTACACACTTCAGAGTTCTACTTTTACGGAAATGATCCTATAATCAGTGGAATTACAGTCCAAGATTCTACAGGCACAACATCTCATTCAAGTTCTTTAGGATCAAAGACGGCTGTTAATACCGATGGGCAGACAGGAGCCTTAAGCACTTCTGTAACTTTTCTTAATGATACTAATTACATCTCTTTAGATAGACTGGAAATATATTATAGTTCTACATCTAGTTTTGATCCAAACTTAAATCCTCAAGCAGCTTTTTCTAGATCTTTAAATAATAATTCCACTCAATCCTTCGATATTAAAGAGGGGGAATTACCAAATGGTGAGGCAGTTTATTTACATTATGTTCCTTATGGAAATTTAGGTTCTGGATTATCTTGGTCTGTCGGCCCATATACTTTTGCAGACAACCCTGTAGGCGCAGATGGTTTTTTAACTGTTGATGACACAGGAGACTTTATAACTGGGATTACTAGCGGAGACATTACTGGGGCGTTAGGTTATACACCTTTGTCTTCTTCGGAGGTTGGCAGTTCTGAGAATTACTACTTAACTGGTGTATCCAAATCAAACAACACTTTCACTTTTCATGTCGATGGGGCTAGTGATCCAACTTATCAACTTACCAGTGGTGATATAACAGGGGCTTTAGGGTTTTCTCCTATTTCAACTGAGACTGATGATCAAAACTTGAACGAAGTTCTATCCCAAGGTAATACCTCTGCAAGCGGAATAACGGTAGGCGCTTCAACTATTAGTGGGTCTCTTGAGGTCTCCAACAATGACACAGGTATATCAGATATTTTTCATGTAGACGGCTTGAATGGCCGTTTATTCGGGGTGACTGATGAAGTTACCGGAACCGTCTTCTCAGTCAACGATGCCGCTGGTCTTCCTATCGTAGAAGTGGAATCCACCTCTACATACGACAAGATCACAATGGGTGAGTATGGAACAAATGCTTTGGTGGTTAGCGGGGACAGTGTTGGCATAGGGACAACAAGTCCAAGTGCTGAATTAGAGCTTGTAGGAAAACAAATGATTACAGCGGGGGTCAATGCGTTTCCTCAAACAGAAGACTATTTATATATTGGCGGTGATGATTTAGCTAGTGCAAACGCTGCAATATACATAGGTAACAGAGGTAATGGTTCTGGTTATGGTTGGAGAATGTTCTATGAGGGAACAGGAAGTGGGAATGACAATAAATTAAAATTTAAATCTGAAAATTTTGGAAGCCCTGTTGATGTAATAACAATGCTTCAAGACGGCAAGGTTGGTATAGGAATAGCGAGTCCTACGGCGAAGTTACATATCGACGATAACGCTACTGCCGGAACAGGTCTTTTGGTAACTGGGGGAGGTGTCGGAGGTCCATTAGCTACATTTACCCGTGATGTTGGTGGTAGTGGGTCAATAGTTATAAATTCTAGTGATTCCCGCCCTCAAATTAAATTAGCTTCATCAGCGGATACTTTTGCGTTAGGCGTTAATGGCAGCACGTTTGAAATAGCGGATAATGATAAATTAGGAACTAATACACGGTTAAGTATTAACTCTTCTGGTGAAGTTGGTATCGGAACAACTAATCCATCTGACGAACTTGAGGTTTATAAAAATGGTAGCGATGTTGCAATCAGAATTCACGAAGATGCTGGGACTCACGAAGCAAGACTTCATTTGAGAAGAGGTGGAAATGATTGGGAAATCATTAACAATAGTGACTTAGCATTTGAGATAGAAGGATCTGAAATTGCTAGGTTCAAAACAAACGGTAACTTTGGT